ATGAACATATATTAGTATATCAAAACGCAATAGGAATATTAGTTAATTCATATGAAACTTTGTCGGGTGTTCAAAAAGTTTTTAATGTACCTAGAAATAAAATATATACATATAGAATGGGAATAGATGACGAAATTTATTATCCAGATCAAAAATTTAATTCAATATGTTTCTTAACATCTAAAAATTTTCATTTGGGATTCTTTTTTGAAAAGTACATTCAAGGTAAATATCCAAATTGGAATTTAGTTAGAATTGAAAATAGTTCTAAAGAAGATGTTGCTAAAATTTTTAGAGAATCGAAATTGTTTTTAAGTCTTCCTGGGCATGAAGGATTTGGTTTACCTGCACTTGAGGCTGCATTTTCTGGTTGTAAAGTAATAGGTTCACATGGTTATGGAGGTAAAGAGTTTTTCAGAGAACCAGTTCTTACTCCAGTCAATCATATGGACTATTTGGATTTTATGCATAAACTAGATAAAGTTATGAAAGATATTGATGTATGGAGAAGCGAAGATATTGAATATGTAAATTATTTGAGAAATTTTTATAGTATGGAAAAATTCAAATCGAGTATTGTTAATTTTTTTAGTTCAATTACATAGTATAAATAGATTGTAATGGTAGTAAACTGATTTTTAGAAAGGTATTTCGGACGTGGGTGCGAATCCCACCAGGTCCACCAAAAGCATACTGTAGTGACGCTGGGGAAGAGTAATAGTCAGCGGTTAATAAATCTTCCAAGTATGCTTTTGATGGGCCTGACTAGATTCGACGGAGTAATAAGTAAACTAATTGGCTACTCGACATATCAGTCGTTAAAAATAAATAAAGTAAACGCAAACGATAGCGAATACAGATTAGCAGCCTAAACACTGCTTAGGGTTTCGGTAGGTTTCCTCGTAACAGAATAACCTATCAAACAAGAAACTTTATATGAAAATTAAATATAGTACATAATTGTGTGTTATAAATAAAACACACACAACATTATAAGAAAAAAATATTCATGGTAACAAGAACTTCCATTTCTAATGATACTTTGACTTTTACCACTGTTTCAACGTCCAGCAGTGATTTTGTTGAAACGAGAACTACAGGAAAAAGTGCTACTCGTGCTATATTTGGATTTGGATACACTAGTGTTGAGACTAATATTACTAATTTAATAAATGTTTTTGGTAACGTTTCATTAGATACTTCTACTACAGGTACTGTTAGATATGGATTAGCAGCAGCAAGTTATGGTTTTGATAAAGCTATATTTGGATTTGGTTATGAAGCTACTACACCTTCTTATTATAATACTATTACTCTTATATCTAATGTTGGTGCTTATGTTTCAGAGTCTTCTGGTACTGGTACTGCAAGATATGGATTAGCAGCAGCAGGTTATGGTGGTGACAAGGCTATATTTGGATTTGGTTTCACTGGAGCTAAAACTTCAGTGACAAATCTAATATCTAATCTTGGTGTTGTTGCTGCTGATACTACAAATGCTTCTGCTAATGCGAGATATGATCTTGCAGCAGCAGGTTATGGTGGTGACAAGGCTATATTTGGATTCGGGCGAAGTGCTGGCGCAATAGGTGCTAGAACTTCAGTGACAAATCTAATATCTAATGTTGGTGTTGTTGCTTCTGACGTTTCAAACGCTTCTGCAAATGCAAGATATGGATTAGCAGCAGCAGGTTATGGTGGTGACAAGGCTATATTTGGTTATGGTATTACCGGCACTGCTACTGCTGTTAGTACTTCAGTAACAAATCTAATATCTAATGTTGGTGTTGTTGCTTCGGATACTACTGGTGTTGGTACTGCCAGAAGATATCTTGCTGCATCGGGTTATGGTATTGATAAAGCTATATTTGGTTATGGTACCACTGGTACTAATTCTTCCATAACTAATCTAGTATCTAATGTTGGTGTTGTTTCTACTGATACTACTGGTGTAGGTACTGCAAGATATTATTTGGCAGCAGCAGGTTGGGGTTAGAGGATTAAAATATGCCAATAATTTTAAAAGCAAACAATATTACATTTAATGATGGTACAACCAGATCGTCAGCATTTGCTGGAAATAAAGCCATATTTGGTTATGGTCAAAATGCGGCGTTATATGGAAACCTTTCAACGACTAATATAGTATCTACTACTGGTGTTGTTGCCACAGATATTACGGCTGTTGGTACTCCGAGATATAATCTAGCAGCAGCAAGTTATGGTGGTGATAAAGCTATATTTGGACTTGGAAAAATTTCTGACTTTGTAGTGACTAGTGTAACTAATCTAGTAAATAATGGTGGAATTATTTCTACTGATACTACTAATGCAGGTATTACTGCACGAGATGGTCCAGCAGCAGCAAGTTATGGTGGTGATAAAGCTATATTTGGATTTGGATTTCGTTATGATGGTAATGGCTATAGTAATATAACAAATCTAGTATCTAATGTTGGTGTTGTTGCTGCTGATGTTACAAATGCTTCCGCAAATGCAAGAGCTTTTTTGGCAGCAGCAAGTTATGGTGGTGACAAAGCTATATTTGGATTTGGTTTTGATCCTTTTACGGGTAATGGTAACAGAATCACAAATTTAGTATCTAATGTTGGTGTTGTTGCCGCTAACATTACACAAGCTGCTGCTGCTAATTCAAGATATCAATTAGCAGCAACAAGTTATGGTGGTGACAAAGCTATATTTGGATTTGGTTATAATAATAACACGTTTGAACTTAAAGTAACAAATCTAATAACCAATACTGGTACTGTTGCTTCAGCTATTACTAGTGTTGGTACTGCAAGATTTGGATTAGCAGCAGCAAGTTATGATGGCGACAAAGCTATATTTGGTTTTGGCCAAGATAGTTATTACTCCTTAAATACGACTAATCTAGTATCTAATGTTGGTGTTGTTGCTTCGGATACTACTGGTGTTGGTACTGCAAGATCCGGATTAGCAGCAGCAAGTTTTCGTTCTGGTTAAGGAGTATAAAATATGCCAGCAGTATCTTTATCAGCAAACGGAATAATATACGCAGATGGAACTATAGAAAGTACGCCATTTTCTGATACCAGAGGTATATTTGGTTTTGGTCAAAATTATGGTGGTACATTTCTTTCAACAACTAATATAGTATCCAATATTGGCAATATTGGCAGTGATGTTACAAATGCTTCTGCCACCGCAAGATATTATTTGGCAGCATCAGGATATGGTGGTAATAAAGCCATATTTGGTTATGGTGCTGCTGCTAGTTCTACTTATTACTCAACGACTAATTTAGTATCCAATCTTGGTGTTGTTGCTGGTAATGTTACGAGCGCGGCTCCTGTAAGAGGTTTTTTGGCAGCAGCAAGTTATGGTGGTGATAAAGCCATATTTGGATTTGGTTCTAATACTGCTGGCGGTATGACAGCTACTAATCTAGTTTCTAATGTCGGTGTTGTTGCTGCTGTTGTTTATTATAACAGCAATTCTCCAAAAAGTGATTTGGCAGCAGCAGAATATGGTGGTGATAAAGCTATATTTTTTGGTGGCTATTATGCTGGATATGTTAATACTTCGAATCAGGTAACCAACACCGGTGTTGTTGGTGCTGAAACTTCCACTGTTGCTACCGCAAGATATGGTCCAGCCGGTGCAAGTTATGGTCGCGATAAAGCTGTATTTTTTGCCGGTGTAAATCCGTCCAGCTCGGTGAGTAATATCTCTAATAAAGTATCTAATCTTGGTGTTGTTCTTAATGATGTAACTACTGTTGCTACTGCCAATCAATATTGTTCGGCGGCAGAATACGGTGGCGACAAAGCTATAATTGGTTTTGGTCTAGTAGCTCTTAGTGGTGTCACGCCTATTTTTAATTTAGTATCGAATAATGGTGATATTTCTGCTGATATTACTACTCTTTCTTCGACACAAAGATTGGCGGCCGCAGGAGCAAGTTTTAGTTTATGATTTTATTAACTTTTTTATTATAAGGAAAATATTATGCCTTCAAAATTAAACTCTGAATTTAACTATCGATATCAAGTTATCGGTGAAACGCCTTGGGAAAAAATCAAAACACTTAAAGGATTTTTGGAAGGTAGAAAACGTGCAGCTTGTTTAGAAGAAGTTGCTATGAAAAAGAAATTAGCAAAACAATTAGAATTAGAAAATTGCATAAAAAACAATGCATTGCCTCACGTTATTTTAGGTTTGGAAGCAGAAATTTTAGAATCAAAATCGTTTGAGGAAGGAGAAAAAGAAGCGTGGGAATTAAATCGTGATGAAATTAAATGTTTGGAAAAACTTTTAGCAGAACTTTATGAGATTGCTGAACCGACTAGAATTCCAGGTTATTCAGACGAAGATATGTTTGAAGCAAATGCTGCATATGAATTTACTGTGATGATTGGTAAAGAAATTCAAGCAGAAATTATTGCAAATGGTCGACCATCTCCTGCAAAATTACGAAATGCTATGTCAAATCCATATACATTTTACAGTTTACAAAAAGTAGGCTTAATTCCAAAAGAAGCGTTTTTATTGGATGGTAATACTGAAAATCCTTTGGCTATTGCATATCAAGAAGTTGTTAAAGAAAGTAAAAATCTTCAATTGGAAAATAAAGCAAAAGGAGAAAATGAATAATGTATTATCTCTATACAGCATCATATAATGATCTTGGTGAATTGTTTGGTCGACCAGAAGATTTTATGCCTCATAATCGAAATCAAAATCAAAAAACTTTTTTAAATCGACAAGATTTTGATATGATCTTAATTGGTCAAGATAATAGACCTCCAGAAGAAAATTCATATTCTATTTTATTTTTGGCAAAAAAATCACACGAAAAATTTAATTTACAGAATACTATTCCTGACGGATACACATTTGTATATCGACAAGAGTGGGGTTTAAGTATCACGCCAGAAATCTTACATAGAGTTATTTCCAATTTAAGAAAAGAATCATATCCTCCTATCGAAGATTATCTGGATGCAAAAGTGAAAGGTGATGTTACACAAGAAAATGATTATCTTGCAAAATGTTTAGCAGTTAAGGCAAAATATCCTAAACTAACTTTTATTTAAAGTAGTAAAAATATTGGATGCATAGTATAGTTAAAACTTTAGTAGGATGTTTTTTATTTTTTGGTTTAATAATAACGGTTGACAATGCAATTATAGAAACTAGATACCAGTTGCTAAGTTCTTATACAGAACAACAAATGAATTGTTTAGCTCAAAATATATATTATGAAGCTGCAACTGAGTCTTTTGAGGGTAAACTGGCAGTCGCTCAAGTTACCCTCAATAGAGTTAATTCAGGCAAATTTGAAAAAACAATTTGTAAAACTGTATATCAAAAAATCAATAAAACATGCCAATTTTCTTGGGTGTGTGAAAATAGAAATAAAGTTATGAGGTACGATTCGCAAGAATTTGTTGCTTGTAAAGAAGCAGCATATAGAATTCTTGTCGCTGGAGTTCGTATAAAAAAATTGAATAATGCATTGTACTATCATGCTGTATATGTTAATCCTAAATGGAATAAAAAACCAATAACCAAAATAGGTAAACACATATTCTACACTTGACAACACGCAAATATCGTGTTAAACTTATACCATTCTAGGAGTATCGTATGCCAACAAAAGATGAAATCTCAAAATTTAGTCAGAATATAGAAAAAATATCAGAAGAATTAAAGATAAATTATATCGATTCTATCTGTCATCACTGTGAAAAGTCTGGTATGGAAATCGAAGTAGCCGCTACTTTAATTTCTGCTGCGCTCAAAGCAAAACTAAAAGAAGAAGCACAAAACTTAAATCTTATTAAAAAATCATCTAAATTGCCAATATGAGTCTTTCTCAATCAGAGAATTCTGGTTTTGCTGCTTACGCTTTATATAATGCTCTACACTTACACTTCACATCAAAATCTTATGATTATTTTAAATATAACGGTAAAACAAATGTAACTAAAGATACATTTGCAAAGAAAAAAGATAAGTTTACATTTTACAAATTATCTAGAAAATATTCTATTACAGATTTAAAATATTTTTATATTGCAAACTTATTAGAAAATCCAGATCAATGGAGCAACGAACTCTTATCACAAGATGCAGAAGAAATATTTAAGAGATGGCAAAAAACAAATCAATCATTGACATATATTGTACAAAATGATCTTGACAAACTGCTTGATTTGGTGAATAATCCAAATGATTTACTAAGAGTGAAAGATAATGAACATCCAATATTGATGTTGAATGTAATGAGTAAATCTACTCAGCTAGAGACATTGATTATAATGGAAGATATATTGAATTTCTTTTCTATGTGGGATAAGAAAATCATAGAAACATATATTTGGCCTAGTTTTAAAATGAAGTGTTTGAAGTATAAACCTTTTTTAAATTACGACAAAAATAAATTTAAAACTATTTTGAAGGAAAAGATTGAAAATCATGAATAAACCTAAAGTAACTAAAATTTGGCTCGACATGGATGGAGTCATTGCTGATTTTACAAAACGATATGAGCAATTATATGGAATTCATCCATCAGCAGCAGAAAAAGATAATAAATTTGATGAGTTATTCCATCGTTTTGTTATAACAAATCAGTTCGCTACACTTGATATGATGCCTAACGCATTTCAACTGATTAGTTTTTTAAAAGGATTAAAAATTCCAACAGAAATTCTTTCTTCAACTGGAACAAAACAAGATTATGATGAAATTTCTAGGCAGAAAGGCATTTGGTTAGACACAAATAATGTTCCATTCAAACGCACTTTTGTTCCTGGAAAAGAGCATAAATACAAATACGCAACGCCAACTGATATTCTAATTGACGATACAGAAGTTAATATCGACGATTGGAAAAAAGCAGGTGGTATTGCAATCTGGCACAAGAATGTCGAAGATACTTTGGCAATCTTGCGTATGTACGTTTAATGTTGT